CGCAGGGCTAACGGATGAGCAACGCCAACAAGCACTATACACGATGTTCGGGTCCGATGCGATTCGTGCTGCGAATATTCTCTACAAAGAGGGCGCGAGTGGTATGAACGAGATGGCCGACGCAATGTCCAAGACGACAGCGGCAAGCGTAGCGGCTACGAAAATGGATACGTTCAATGGTGCGATGGAGCGATTGAAAGGATCAGTGGAAACCGCAGCCGCAGCGTTCGGAACGGCGCTAATCCCGACAATCTCGAAGGTTGCCGAAGTCGTTCAAAAGTTAGCCGATTGGTTCACGAACCTGAGCCCAGGTATTCAAAAGGCTATCGCGGTTACTACGTTAATCGTAGGCGCTCTTCTCGTGTTGGCAACGGTCGCTGGCTTTGTCGCATTAGCAATCGGGGCGCTGGTCATTGTGTTCGGGATTATCGGAACAACGGGCGCTATCATAGCGGGGATTGTGGCGGTAGTCGTCGCAGCAGTTATCGCAATCATAGCGTATTGGGACGAATTGAAAGCGTGGACCATATCGACGTGGAGTGCGATTGTATCGTACCTGTCTGGCGTTTGGGATTCGGTAAAAGCGTACACGGTTGCTAAACTCATCGAGCTAGGTGCGGCTATCATGGCGATTTGGACCGCGATCGTGGCGACAGCGCAAAGCGTTTGGGGATCCATTGTCGCATTCTTCTCGGGAATTTGGACCGCTATCGTGACTACGGCAGTAGCCGCATGGACTGGTCTTATTGCGCTGGCGACCGCGATATGGACGGGGCTTGTTACGGCAATTACCACGGCCTGCTCGATGCTAGTTGCGTTCATCACTCCGATATGGGCGGCAATACAAGAATTTCTCGCGCAAACTTGGCAGAACATTCAGCTCGTCGTGCTCGGGATTGTTGGCGTATTCCTTAACCTTCTCGTCGGTAACTTCGAGGGCGTCAAGACGTCGTTAATCGCTATATGGACGGGGCTTAAGGATCAATGCATTATGATTACGAACGCACTGCAAGCGGGGCTAATGGCGATTGTAACGTTTATTGTTTCGTCCGTTACTAACAGTTTTAACGCACTTGTAAACGGAGTGGTATCCGCATGGAACGCGCTTTCGAGCGCAACGTCTGCCGCATGGGAGGCTATTAAATCATGGGTAATACAGGCAGCGACTAATCTAGCGTCTAGCGCAATCGCAACTATTACGAATCTTGGAAGTATGATCGTGAGTACGTGGAATAACATCAAATCCACTACGGTAAGTACGTGGAACGCGATTGTGTCAGCGATATCGAGTGCTCTTAATAACGCCGTTAGTTGGTGTATAAGCGCGTTCAGCAGTATGACGAGCGCAGTGTCCGACGGAGTGTCAAACGCTAAGTCCGCGATTGTTGATGGGTGGAATGAGGCCGTTTCTTTCTTGCAGGGTATTGACTTGTATGAAATCGGCGTAAACATCATCCAAGGGCTAGCGAACGGAATAAGTAGTGCAGTAGGAGCAGTGAAAGACGCGGTAAAAAGCGCAGCCGATGCAGTTACTGATAAAATCAGAAACCTCCTCAACATCCACTCGCCGTCTCGTGTCATGGTCGAAATAGGTGGATACGTCGGGCAAGGTTTTGCGAAAGGGATAGAAGGGCAAGTTTCGTCGATTCAAGCCGCAGCAGGAAATATGGCCTCCGCTACGTTACCGCCTGTGCAAAACGCTCGTATTGACGCAGGAAACTCGATTGCATTCGGCGCATCTCAATCCGTGCAGCAATCGATGCAGGCACCGCAAGGGAACGCCGTGCTGCAGCTTATTATGGACGGACGCACGGTCGCCGAGGGCGTGTACCCGTGGGTTGACTTATTTGGCGCGAACAACGCTCGCCTAGCGCAAGTGCAGCTCGGCATGAAAGGAGGGCGCTGATATTGGCGCAATCACATAACGTAACTCTCATCCGCCAGGACGGTGTGCGCTACGATTTCGAGGAGCTCGGCATTACGCTGACCGACCTCACGATGCGCACGCCCGAGGCGGAACTATTATACGAACAAGTCGCCGACCACATGGTCGACGCAGGCACGACGCTGAAGGGGCGAAAGCTCTCGGCGTCTTTTTTCTTTTCGGCAGCAGATTCGCTCGACTTTCCGTTGCTAGTTAACGACATATTCGCGATGCTTTCGAGCAAGCAGGCGTTCTACCTCGTAGACGGTCGCGAGCCGGGTAAGCGAATGCTCGTAAAGGCGGAAGGCTTCGAGGTCACGCAGCACACGCCGACAAATGGCGAGTTTAGCGTAACATTCGCCAGTGCGGGGGCTTACCGCGAGTCCGTGTCGACTACGCTCGGCACATTCGACTTCGACAGCGAGCTTTGGCAGATCGGGCAGGGGCTATCGGTGGAGGACGAGCAGCACGATTATACGTTCAGCACGTCGACGTTCAGCGTATTTAACGCGGGCGACGTAACGGTCGACCCTCGGTATATGCCGCTCACAATTACGTTCACCGGCGCAAGCACGAACCTCCAAATCGTGAACAACACGACAGGCGAAACGTGGCAGTACACGGGAACAACAGTGGCGGGCAATACGATAGTGCTCGACGGTACGAAGGCGCTGAAGAACGGGTCGAGCGTGTTCGGCGCGACGAATCGCAAGGTGCTGACATTGGCGCCAGGTGCGAATAGCTTTACGATGACGGGCGCGAGCGGGACGTACAGTATTTCGTTCGAGTTTCGATATTATTACGTATAAAGAAGGGACGCGATAAGATATGGCGTTTAATCCTCGAAGTTTAGGGACGTTGTTTAATCGAGCGTTCCGCAACGATTTAAATGCGAATTTTACGGATGTTAAAACGGAGTTAGACGCGCAGGACACGCGGATTGATAACCTCGTGGTAAGCGCGGGCGATTCGAATGCGGAGATCGTGGATGCGCGTGGCGGAGAGACTTCGCTTGGGAATCGATTGGATAGCGCGGATGCGGCGGTCGGTACGGCGACGTTGAAGACGACGGCGCAGACGGTGAAAGGCGCTATTAACGAGAACTACGACCAAATTGGGATTCAGTCTAAAAAGGTAACATGGACAGCGATTGAAGAGTTCGATAATTTAAAAGTAGCTGTATCAGGTGGTTACGATTACGCTCCATGTATCAATGCCGCGATTAATAAAGCAATAACGCAGAAGAATAGGATTATTCGTTTTTATGATGATTACAAGGTATACTCTACTATCCAAATTAACACAAAAGGGCTTGTTTTCGTCGGAACGAGAGATGGGCGACCAGATCAAAACGGAGGAAGCCGACTACAATTCTATGGTACAGGTGCATGTATTCAGTTAGGTACGGATGACGGTCAAGCGTACGACAGCAACAACTATAATGGTATCCAAGGATTCTCCATGATCGATATGTCCTTGAAATATTTCGGCTCATCTACCACAGCATTGACAAATGGATTCGGCACTTATGGAACTGGAACATACGGTATTCGAGATTGGAGAGGTGGAGACATCCTTCTTCAAAATGTACAAATTGAAAACTTTGAATATGGTTTTTGGGGAGTACAGAGTGATATCAATCAGTTCAAGAAGGTGTATTTATTCTACAATAAAACAGGTATTTATCTTGGTGCTAGAAGTGACCAAAATAAATTAGATTACCTGTATGCCTTCTTTAACGACAGAGTTCTTGAGATCGATGGGGCGTGGCACACTCGTATTCGTGATGGTCAGTTTGTAATTAACGGATTCGGTGCGCTTAGTCCATTCCTTATCAAATCAAGTTATACAAGAGGTACGCATGGAGTAACATTTAATGATTGTTGGTTTGAACATCTAGACAACACCAAAGTAACAGATGCGTTTATTGATATTGATGGAACAAATGCTATTACTGATGTGGTGTTTAGAAATACGTCAATCCATACAAACCCACAAGCGTCAGCGGGTAAAGTGCAATACTTCGCAAAAATAGGAAATGCAACACGTATTGTCTTTGATGGTACGGCAGGAAGTTCCTATTACTCCAATTTGAAGAAGCTACTATACTTCTACGGTAATAACTCAGCAGAAGTTCGAGTCGTTTTACATGAATCACAACGATTTAGCGGTTCTATCTACGATAAGGACACAGGCACAACGCCTACGCCTAAAGTAATAGAGGATACATGGGGATATGATTCCAGACGATTCACAACGGCAAACGGGCGTGTTTTTATCGGAACGAATCCAGCAAATACATTGCGTGACTTCTTTATATCTTCTGAAGCCGATAAACAGTTCCAAGTTGTATTCCCGAATACAGGAGACGGTAATACAACACGATTGCAATTCACAAAACGATTTGTCAATCGTAACGCTATGCCTACCTCTGGAAGTTGGGAGCAAGGAGATTATGTTAGAAATACCGCACCTACTGTTTTAGGCACAGCAGGAAGTCAGTATACAGTTAAAGGTTGGGTGCGAATTACAACAAGCTCTAACAATGTATTAAATACTGATTGGGTTGAAGATAGAGGAATTACTGGAACTTAATTTTTAACCAAATACGGCTTCTATATCGATTAGTGAGCGGATGCCCTCCGCTCTTTTTTAATTCTACGAAAGGAGGCACGCTATGCTCATCGTAACTAACATATCGGGCGTCACCGAAGCGCTCACCGATTACCAACGAGACAGCCTCGAACGCAAGCGCACCGTCAACGGGGAGCGGTCGATTTCATTCACGGTACTGTCGACTGAGCGCAACGAGGACGCCTTTCCGCTTGTCGCCGAGGAGTCCATTATCGAATGCGACGGCGAGGAGTATCGAATCAAGTCCCTCGAAGAATGTACGATAGGCCAGACGGCGGTGAAGCGTGTTACAGCGTTGCACCGCTTTTTCGATTTAATCGACGAGTATCGATACACGGAACTGACCGACGGTTCGAAGACGATTAACCAAATCCTATCGTTTATCTTCACGGGAACCTCGTGGACG